CGGGGTTGACAAACTCCCATACCCTATGTTATAATGGCGTTGCCATCACAGAATGGCACGTTCTTTAAAAATATAACTAACTTAGGAAATGATTATGGAAAAGTTACAAGTGCTGAATTATTTGCAAGGCATCCATGAAGACCTAGAACCCGTGCTGTCTGATTTCTTTTTTACGCTACAAGCCCTAAAAGAGAACGACAGCGACCTCGTCAAGGAAGCCAGAGCTATACGCGAAGCTCTCGAAGATAGCTCAGAGAAACTATCGAAACTCATTGTCAAGCATGACCCAGACTAGGAGAAAGATTATGAATAAAATAACCACTCACGCCGAAGCACAGTACGCCGCCGCAAAATACCTAGCCGAGAAACAATACCAACGCACCACGGCTCAACGCGATAGAGTCGATCTGGCAATAACCATCCTAACCATGGGGTGGCTCGGATCACTTCTAGCACTGTCAATGTACCTCGCTGCTAACTCCGTGTAACCCAGATCAATGTCGGTGTAACGCGGCTCACGGCTCACAGCCCCCTAGAATGGGGGCTTTTTTATGGGCGGTTACAAAGTTACACGAAATACAGTATATAGGGTCAAAAAATAAAAAAAATAAAAAAAGAAAAAAATACCCGTAACCGGTGTAACCGGTGTAACTTTGCTTTTTTTGTTATAAGAATCAATAAGTTAAGTGGTTACATAAACTTTTTCAAATATGTAACCGGTCTTTTAAAAATGTAACCACTTACGCTCTAGCCCAGTAAATGCGTTAAAGGGCTCAAAAATCTTTTGTTTTAAAAAGTATTTGTCTTCTATATAGGTAGTGATTAAAATTAGAGTAAGTCACTCTGATTAACTAAGGAAACCCCTTATGGCAAAGAAACCATTACCCAAGTCTGCACCTGTTGTTAAAAAGAAAAGGGTAGGCCGTCCCAAGGCCTCTACCCAGCAGACCCTCACTCGGCGGCAGGAACTGTTTGTGAAGGAACTGGTCACCAATGACGGCATGATCACTTTGAGAGAAGCCGCTATCAATGCGGGCTACCCCGCGGGGTCTGCACATACCCGAGCATATGAGTTAACTAACCCTCATATCAGCCCTCACGTTGTTGCCGCCATCAAAGGTTTTAGGCAGGAACTAGATGCTAAGTACGGGGTCACCTTTGAACGTCACCTTAGAGACTTGAAAGATATTCGGGATGCCGCTTTACAGAACGGGGCGTACTCTGCCGCTGTACAGGCTGAGTTTCGCAGGGGTCAGGCGCATGGTGATATCTATGTCAGCAAATCTGAGATCAGAACGGGATCAATAGATAGTATGAGTAAGGATGAGGTTGTGAAGGCACTTAACGATCTCAAAGAAACATACGCCCCAGTTACGATTAACATTACTCCAGAGGAAAACGACAATGCCGATAACAGGGACAAAGCGCGAGAGCGCATTCTATCAGCAGATGAAGACGGCACTGAAGACTTCAACGAGGAAACTTCTATTCACTAGAATCGAGTCCACCGCGGTAGCGGGAGTACCCGACATCCTGATCGCTGATGAGCGCGGCAGGTTTTGCATGGTGGAGCTTAAATTTGTTAATGCCAATGCGGTCAGTCTCAGGCCGCATCAAGTCTCTTGGCTAACGCGGCACCAGCACACGCCCAGTTACATCTTGGTTAAAAAACAAAAGGACAGCTTATCGAGGTCAGAGTTGTATCTATACTCCGGCGATCAGGCTATAGATGTTAAGACTGATGGGCTCAAGACCAAGCCCTTACTTCACCAGCACCAGCCTTTCAATTGGTCGGCGGTGTTTCAAATAATCTGCCCCAACAGTTGACATACTCTCATACATTCTTATACACTAGCGGCGCAACTAACTAAAAGTGGATAATAATTATGAACAAAGAATATTCAATCGCAGTGTGGGACATCCAGTTCTACAAAGTTGACGAGGACGGCAACGAGTTACTCAACGAGGACGGTAGCGTCAAACTGTTTACCGAGGGGGGCAACAGGGACTTATCCTATATAGCTGAACAAGTTACTGACGATGAGTTATGGGAGATCGAATCGTGAATGAAAACCTGTGGGAAAAGTTAATTGAAAATATTCGATACGATATTAAACATGGCGATTGCGAGGCTTTGTACGAGTTACTGTCGTTTCTGCCAGATGACACCCTATGTGGGTACTTAGATGAGGACGAAGCCGAAAGCTTGAAGTCGAACATTAACCAACTAGCAAAGGAGAATAATATTGTTTTTAATAAAGTGGATAGCTGAGTTAATTTATGGCAAGGATGCAGTGGATGAGATGGATCGCCCGCTCAAAAGTAAACCCAAGCGAAAGCGAGCCCCTCAAAGGAGGCGAAAATAAACCTTAACTTTTTTAAAAATTAAGTTGACAAGCCCGAAGCCGGTATGAGATTATTCCCATACCGGCTTTTTAATGCCGGAAACAAACCAACTACTAGATAGGAAAATATTATGACTACTTATCAAACAAGCGCAGCAAAGCATGGTATTTCAAGTGAAGGCAACAAAGTTGCCAGCAATGCCTACAGCCGCCCAGCGGATGAGACGTTCGACACAATTGATGATCTGATCAATTTCAAAAAAGCGGACGCATCCCTGATGACTAGCAGGGTGATAGATACCCATAAGATCGACATTGTCGGCACAATTGATGAGGACAACCCCAGCATGGGCGATGTATTCGTTCAATATGACTGCCCCAAAACAGGCGATGTTATTGAAGCCTCGCCGACCAACTGGTCTTTCGGTCAGTTGTCCCAGTTGGCCGGTGCCCCTGCCGGATATCTTAAAGACCTGCCCGCCCCGTTAGCCGCTGACAATCTTATGTGGGGGCTAAAGCACAACCGAGGCCGCGAGACTATTAAGACCTATGGCAACTCTCAAAGTTATGGCGGTGAGTTGCGCGCCGCTACTGGTGCAGACTATGGCCGCATTTATGATCACGAGATTCTGGCACCCGTCAAGATTCTCTGCGATGAATACGGCTATAAAACTCCCGGGTCAATTACCGGATTCGGCGGCGGAATGTCTACCTATGATCCCGAGGCAATCACCAGCAGCACTATCTGGGGTTCTGACAGGGATATATTTGTTTTCCAAGTGGATGACCGCAACCCAATAAGTATTGGCAAACTACCTGATGGCTCGGATGATCTGATGTTCCGCGGGTTCTATGTCTGGAATTCGGAAGTCGGAAGCAAAACCGCCGGACTTGCGGCGTTCTATCTGCGCGGGGTTTGTATGAACCGCAACCTCTGGGGTGTTGAGAATTTCCAAGAAATTAAGGTTCGGCATTCTAAGTATGCCCCTGATCGCTTTGCTAATGAGATACGCCCAGCATTGCGCTCATTCGCTACTGGTGGCACCGGTAATTTATTGGCGGGAGTCCAAGCCGCGCAGTCTGCAAAAATTGCTCGGGATGATGATGACCGGTTAGATTTCTTAACTAAGCGCGCCGGACTATCGGGCAGAATGGCGAAGGCCGCCATGGCGCGCCATATTGCCGAAGAAGGCAAGCCGGTTGCCAGTGTTTGGGATGCCGCGCAAGCTATAACGGCAATCGCTAGGGATATTCCGCACCAAGATCAGCGGGTGATGATCGAACGAAAAGCCGGTGCGTTATTGGATAAAGTCGCGGCTTAACCTCTCAAAAAACCGCAATCCATTAGCCCGCTATTATTTAGCGGGTTTTTTTTTGCTTTACTTTTATAAATATTATCTTATATAATCGCATACCAACTAACAGGTAGGACTAAAAAAATGGAAAATACAACTAAACAACGCTTTACCAATAACACTGTCCCGACAACCATTGTAGAGGTTAGACGGCGCGATGCCGGCAACTGGGACGCGCATTTCAAGGGAATGGATAATGACGGCGGCGATATTCACGTGGTATTGAATAGCACGTCATTTGCCGATCTATGCGATAACCACCTATACACTGTTAAAATGATAGGGGGTTTCAAATGAAACTGCTTAATACCACCAACAGCAACACCAAAATTGCCAAGACTCAAAAAATGTCGGAAGCGATTAGGGTTGCCAGTATGTCTCTGATGCCGCACCCCTTAATCTGCGCTGGTAGCAAGGCCGCCGGATGTTTTGATGATTGTTTGAAATCTAGCGGGCGTGGTGTTTTCGAGAGTGTCGCAAAGTCCCGCCAGAATAAAACGTGGTTCTGGTTAAATGATCAGGCCGGTTTTTTAACGCAACTAGCCGCCGAGTTACATAATTTTGAAAAGCTTTGCACCCGCCAGAATGTTTCGGGCTGGGTTAGGTTAAATACTATCTCGGACATCGCTTTTGAAAATTACGGAATACCGCAAGCCTTCCCCAACTTGAATTTTTACGATTACACCAAGCGAGTAAACCGCTTTCAAAATTTGCCCGATAACTACCGGCTTATATTGTCTTATTCTGGCCGCCGCCAGTATGCCAAAACAGTAGCCGCCAGACCGGCGGGCGCGCCCATGGCGGTAGTATTTGGCGGCGATGGGTTGCCTGACTACTGGAACGGCGAGCGGGTAATTGACGGCGATGTTTCCGATCTGATCAATCTTGAGGCCGGTTGCGTTGTAGGATTGCGAGCAAAGGGCAAAGCCAGAACGAACGATAATGATTTCGTAGTGTATCCGGACATTATCCCGGCCATGGCGGTTGCCTGATTAACTATTTACTTTTCTAAATGTTATCGCATATAATCGCATAACCGGCATAAGACCGGCCAACAACTAAACTTTAATAGGACTAAAAAAATGACTAACTTAGACAACTTAGCTACATCAATTACCGCCATGCTACGCGAAGCCATCCAGCAGGAGGCCGCTATTGCTTTGAAGGCCGCCGCCGCCGACTTTGATTTTGATGATCTGGTGGAAAATTCCGACTTTGACGCGCAGCAAGATTTGCA